ACACTCGCACTTATCGGACATAAAGAAGCGGCTACTGAACTTATGTGTAGCGATAGCATTATTAGCAAGTCCGATATTTGCACAGGAACAAGTGCCGATTGATGATGGTATAACTAACAACAACAGTACCACCAACGACAACGGCAACGATATTGAGGGTGACTTCTCTAACAACTACGAAGACTCAACTGTAGAGTCTAACAATCAGAGTGAAGTTATAAACTATAATGGAGCAGGTTCATCTCCGGGGAGTAGCCCGGTAATGTCCAGCATAGCTCCAACAATTATGGGTGGGGGAGGTAACGACTCTTGCTTAATCCCTAAAAGCAGAGGTATCCAGTTAAACATAGTTGGAATCTCTGAAGGTGAGATGCAGCAAGACCCACATTGCAATCGCAGGAAAAATGCTAGATTGCTGGGGTTACCTCAACAGGTTGGAGGGTTAGGACTACAAGTGTCGGCTATCTCGGTTATGTGCCAAGATGCCACAGTATTTAGGAGTATGATGTTAGCTAATACTCCGTGTCCAATAAATGATTCACGTACTGGCAGATTGTTAATGGGCAAGAACGCCATAATGAAGTACAGAGAGAACCCTGCTTTGTTTGTTGTAGGGTATGAGTTAGACAAAGAGTTTTGGAACACCTTACTCAAGGTAGGAGAGGAATACAATGAAGAGTTTGTCGAAGACACTACTACTAAGCGCAGCCTTAGTGACCAGTTCAGGAGTAGTAAACGCAACAAGCCCGGAAGTTCAACCTCCACCTCCACCACAAACACTGGAACTGGAAGTGGAAATAAACCTAAACCTGTCAATGACGGGGCAGGAAAAGATTGACGCACTAATAACTTCTTTGGGTGCTATTAAGAACAGGGTGACTGATCAGGCAACAATGACAGTAGGTGCTGTTGGTTATGCTGCGCTGGGTGGTGTTGTTGTAGATGACGCTATGAATGATGGACTAATTACGCAGGGTGAGTTTGATTCCTACTTGGAAGCCCATGACCTTGTGATTAACCATGACTATTCTACAGCAGAGAACGCACAACAGTTATTCACTCAAGAATACCAAGGTGCAATGAATGACCTAGACGAAGCAATAGACTTACTAGCTGATGCTGCTGGGGAGATACTAACTGCTACTGGTATAATGGAAAGTGCTGCAGCAGCAGACACATCACCAGAGCAGACTGCGTTGCAAGGCATGATGGCTCAAGACGAGTATAGCATAGATCAGGCCGAAGTTGACGCCTATAACCAAGCTGTAGCACAGGTAGAGAACTACGCACAGCAAGCTGGTGCTTTTATGGCTGCAGCTAATAACGCAGATTTAACAGCCAGTATCGACAGCTACGCAACAGTTAATAACTTTGCAGTCGGTAACTACACAACTATTACGTACACACAAGCTATGGATGAGTTTGTAATTAACTGGAACGATGATGGGTTTGGCTCTGGTTGGCAGGGCTACTTAACGTCAGAGTTTAAAGATGCTTCAGATATATATGGGGCAGGTGAGTACGTAGCTGAATACGGAACTATGCCTAACTAATGGCAATGGAGTTCAGCATAGGAGGCTTTAATGTTAAAGGCTGGATGGTTGCTGTGGCTTTGCCAGTACTGTCTACTGTATCAGGTGGTGTATATTTTGGTTACGATACTCTCAACAGGTTTTACGGTGTAGAGGGTGGCGTAGAAGAAGCGCTAGGAAAAGGCTCAACCAACGCAAAGCAAATTGCAGAGCTACAAAAAAGCTTGACTAAGTTAACTAACGACACAGCAAGAGAACGAACAGCAAATAAAACATTTGCAGCGAACCAACTAACTACAGCAAGTCAAGCAATAAGAAAAGAATTACAAGAAGTTGAAACAAACCTAGGGGATGATAGTGTTGCAAAAATGCAACAGTTAACTGAACGGCTAACAACACTAGACGCTACGGTAACAAGTAGAATACAAACTGTAGAACAGGCTATAATAGACAACGATGTTAGAGGACTGAACTCTAAGCTTGCACAACTAGCTACAAACATGCAGCAGATATTAGAGCAGCAAAAAGTTTTACTAGATTTAAGATCACAGGTTGACAAATCAACTACAATAACAGATACTATAGGAGATAAGCTAGACGTAATCCAAACAGAGATTGATGATATTTGGAAAGCTTATGATAGTATGGTAGAAAACCCTTTATAGAGGATGATTAGATGGCTAAAGGAATGCCACATTATTTTAAAGATGGTACTGAACATAAAGGCGGTATGCATAAGATGCCTAATGGAGATTTACATTCAGGAAAGACACACGGTAAAACTAGTAAAAAACTATTTCACTTTAAGGATTTAAGTGCAACAGCTAAGAAGAAAGCACGAAGGGGAAAATAATGAGTAAGTTAACTAAAGCTGAATTATCTAAATACAAAAAGTTATTGAGTCTAACTAGGAAGGATGGAAGTGGTGAACACTTCGTTGATCTAGAAGAATTTGAAGATAGAATGGATAAGAAATATGGCTCTTGGAGTATTATCCCTGTAAAAAAAGCAAAAGGTGGTATGGTGAAGAAGGGTTATAATAAAGGTGGCATAGCTTGTGGAGCATCTAACCCTGCTGCTAGACCTATGAAGAAAAGTAAATGAATATAAAAGATATGATAATACCATTAGCTCTTTTGCTAATGTTTGCAGCACAAATATTAGTTCTGATAACTTTGATCGCAGGGTAATATAGTGGCATCTAAGTACTTCACAGAAGTTAAAAACTTATCAGCTACATCAGGCGGTGCTAGTGGTGATGTAGTATATACATGTCCTAGTTTTCATGTTTCTGTTATACAGTTTATTAACATTTCTAATGGGGCTACTAGCGCTAAGAAGTATAGCATTCAGTGGTATGAAGCAGCTACTACTACTTATCACACTATTGTTGATGAAGTTAGTTTAGCTGCTAGTACTAATGATAGCCTTTTAACTAAAGGTTTCTTAGCTTTAAGAGAAGGTGATAAGATTGTAGCCTTTGAAGAAAGTAGTTCAGACTTTCATATAACTTTATCAGGTGAAGAACACTTTAGACCAACATAACAAAAATGATCTAGGAATAGGTAGATCACAAATAAGGAACACAATCTATGGCAAGGACATTAACTGAAAGACAACAAAGGTTCTTGGAAGTATTGTTTGACGATGCTGGGGGAGATGTTGTACAGGCTAAGAAGTTAGCTGGGTATGGTAACAACTCTAGTACAACTTCAATAGTGGAGGCACTAAAAGATGAAATCGCTGAAAAGACTCGTACTTACTTTGCTAGGACTGCCCCTAAAGCTGCTTTTGCGCTTATGGGCGCTTTGCAAGATCCCACTGAGTTGGGTATCAAAGAAAAAATGATAGCTGCCAAAGATGTGCTTGACAGAGCAGGTCTTGGTAAAGTAGACAAAGTAGATGTTACCAGTGGTGGTGGCATTTTCTATTTACCACCTAAAGAAGGTGCAAACGAATAATACCTCAAAGAGAACTGGGATTCTGGCAGTTACCTCTGCCACCCAAAGGACACAACAAAGAGTGGCACATTATAGTAAGGACAACTTTAAAAGTTCCCTTTGGTTATGAGCTACACCCAGAAAACGATAAGTTACTTGTTCCTGTAGAACATGAGCTAGAAGCGTTAGAGCTTGCAAAACAACACCTCAAGCAGTATAGTTACAGAGCAGTAGCGCAGTGGTTGAGTAAAGAAGCAGACCGATACATCTCGCATATGGGTCTAAAGAAACGGATAGAAGTTGAGCGAAAACGTAGAAAAGCATCTGCAATTAAACGTAAGCTTGCCAAGTGGCTCCAAGAAACGCTCTCGGAAATCGAGAAGCTCGAAACACAAGGGGTCGGTGCATACTCAGAAGCCAGCGGAGATAGAAGCCCCCCAAACTGAAACTATCCCAGCGCAGGTAGTAGCCCCTGAGTATGACGTAGATGAAGCGCAGGAAGTCGTGTTTAAGCCTAATGAAGGGCCACAAACATCTTTCCTAAGTTCATCTGAAAGAGAAGTGCTATACGGAGGGGCAGCAGGTGGTGGTAAATCATATGCTATGCTGGCAGACCCATTACACGGCCTTAACGATCCCCACTTCTCTGGACTCCTTGTACGACACACAACTGAAGAACTAAGGGAACTAATACAGAAGTCACAGGAGTTATACCCACGTGCCATTCCGGGAATCAAATGGTCAGAGCGTAAGTCGCAGTGGAT